TGTCCAAGCCATCAAGGAACTGATAGACAGAACGGAAGGCAAGGCACTGCAATCCGTTGACATGAATCTGGGGGCGCAGGATTCGCTAGCGGAGTTGATCGAGTACGTCTATGCAAACGGCAGCCGAATCAATAGTAGCCAAGAACCTGGCTGATCCGCTTTGGCGGTTGAACAACCTCTACAGGATAATCGACAAGCACGGGGAGAATGTTCCGTTTCGCCTTAACGAGGCGCAGCAGAAGCTCGTTGATAATCTCATGGGCAGGGATATCATCCTGAAAGCCCGGCAAATGGGTTTCACTACCCTGATGTGCATCATTGCCCTCGATGAATGCCTGTTCAACAAGAACTGGCGGGCGGCGGTGATTGCTCACAAGCTGGAAGATGCCAAGACAATATTTGAAACCAAGGTGAAGTTTCCCTATGAGCAATTGCCCGAGGGGATCAGGAACATAACCCGGTCAATCAAGGACTCGGCTGATTCTCTGCAATTTTCGAACGGGTCATTGATCAGCGTCACCACGTCGGCACGATCTGGTACGTTGCAAAGACTGCACGTATCGGAGTTCGGCAAGACGTGTGCAATGTCCCCGGCAAAGGCACGGGAGATTGTCACGGGGTCATTCCCGGCGGTCGAGCACGGGTCGATAACAATCGAGTCAACGGCGGAAGGACAGGAAGGCCGTTTCTACGAAATGACAATGGACGCAATGCCCAGGACAGAGTGGGGACCAAAGGATTGGAAGTTCCACTTCTTCCCGTGGTGGTCATTCGAGGAATATCAGTTTGACGTTGCCGTGCGGATACCACCGGAAACCCGCCGATATTTCGACACGCTTGAGCACAACGAAGGGATCAAACTGACCGACGCGCAAAAGGCGTGGTGGATAGCAACCGAGCGCGAACTTGGCGGGGACATGAAACGGGAATATCCCGCCACACCGCAGGAAGCGTTTGAACAGGCCATTGAGGGCGCGTATTTCGAGCAGCAGTTGGCACACTCGCGGAAGGTCGGCAACATCGGCAGGTTTCCGTTCGACCCGCGGTTCGAAGTCAATTCGTTCTGGGATTTGGGGCGCAACGATTCAACGTCGATCTGGTTGCACCAGAGGGTTGGCGAGCGAAACAGGTTCATCGGCTATTATGAGAATAGCGGCGAGCACATAAGCCACTACACGCAGTGGCTACGGGCATGGCGGGAAAGCCACCGGGCCGCCAAGGGACAAGACTATGTGCCGCATGACGGCAACAGGGACGACTTGTTTCTGAAGGACGGGCGCATAGCGGAGTTTGAAAAGTTGGGCGTCTTCCCGATTGTCGTACCGAGGGTCAACAATAAGGGCGAGGCGATCAACGCGGCACGGGCGTTATTTCCTAGTTGTGATTTCGATGAAACCGAATGCGCTCTTGGCCTGAAGCACCTGGGGCATTACAGGAAGGAATGGGATGAAGCGCGCGGTGTCTGGAAGGACAGGCCTCGCCACGACGCCCATTCACACGGTGCTGATGCGTTTATGACCTTTGCTACCGGATATGACGTGCCGCCAGAATACGATGACTTCCAGGAACCGACATTCCTGGGCCGATCCGAAACAACGGGATATTGAGATGAAAAACGCACTCCGGGTCTCCCGCAGATCATTCCTTCTTGGCACAACCGCAACCCTGTCTTTCTTCATGGCGGGGATGGGGTTTCAGACAACCCGCGACACGTATGACTATGAGGATATCGGAGACCACTGGTTCCGGGTGACGGCGCGCACATTCCGCAAGGACGAGTTTCTCCGCGAAATGAAGATGGTTCTTCCCAACGGGGAGCAGCCGCTATCAATGCGAAACTTCGGTATGAGGGACATGCCGGACGGCTCAACGGAATTCACGGCGGAAATGCAGGATTTCTACGGTTCCATGAATGGCGGGCCGACATGGACGGAAATCGAGGAAAAGATCGAGGATAACCGGATGTTTTTTGCGTATGGTCATCCCGATTTCATGGGCGAATTGTTTAGCACGGTGGTGTAATGGACAACATGGACATTCAGCAGCGCATTGAATTCCTCAAGGCAATTGCGTCCGCTGAAAACCTTGCCGGTGAGATTGACACGACGAAACTCACCACCATCGGGCACGATGTACTCAACGAGTACGAAATCGATCTCAAGTCAATGCAGGACTGGCTTGATCGAATGGAAAAAGCTCTCAATCTGGCGCAGATGGTCAAGAAGCAAAAGACCTACCCTTTCCAGGATGCGTCAAACGTGATATTCCCGCTCGTTACCTCTTCGGCGTTGCAGTATAACGCACGGGCCTACCCGGCCATAGTTCCGAGCGGGGATGTCATGCAATGCCAGGTCCACGGGGACGACAAGGACGGCAGCAAGGCGGCGCGTGGACAACGGGTTTCAACCTATGCGTCGTTTCAGCTCAAGAAAACCGGCGGGGAATGGGAACGCGATACCGACAGTATGCTGATGCAGTTGCCCATCGTCGGCACGATGTTTCGGAAGATGTGGTACGACCCGGCGGCGGATCGTATCCGGTCGCGGATCATTCTTCCGGGTGATTTTGTTGTCAACAATGCCGCGCAGTCTCTGGAAACCGCGCCACGCGGTACGGAAGTTCTGAGAATACTGCCGCACGATATCGAAACCCGCATTCGCAGTGGGTGGTTCATTGATTTCGACTATGAAGAGCACGCGGAAGACAAGGCAAAGCCAGTCAAATTCCTTGAACAGCATCGGCGCATTGATCTGGACGACGATGGCTACCCGGAGCCGTATGTCGTCACGATCCACGAAGAAACCAAGAAGGTTGTCAGACTTGTTGCGGCGTTTGATCTGGAAGATGCGAACGTTTCTCAGAAAGGCGAGATACTGCAGATCGACACATCGCCCTATTACGTGCACTACGAATTCATGCCGTCTATCGATGGTGGTTTCTTCGGCACTGGCTTGGGTTTGCTTCTTGGCGATATTTCCGACACGATCAACACCACGATCAACCAGATAATCGATGCGGGGCATTTCCAGTCGCTGGGCGGTGGATTTATCGGGGCACGGGATTTCCGCATCAAGGGCGGGGCACTTCGCTTATCTCCGGGCGAATGGAAATCGGTCAATGTGCACGGCGCGGCGATCAGGGAATCGATGGTTCCGCTCAACCCGGCCGGTCCGTCGCCGGTGTTGTTCCAGATGTTGGGAATGCTGATTGATTCCGGGCGTGAGATTGCATCGGTCCAGGACGTAATGACCGGGGATGTGCAACGGCAGAACATGCCTGTGGGGACTACGCTTGCGCTGATCGAACAGGGAATGATGGTGTTCACAGCCAGTTACAAGCGGATATACCGCAGTCTGGCGGATGAATTTGCATTGCTGGCAAAACTCAACCAGAAATATCTCGATCCCCGCAAGTATATGGAGTTTCACGACGAACAGGTGGATCCGAAGGTTGATTTCGACCTTGAAGATATGGATATCACGCCGGTTGCCGATCCGCGTGCCGTCACTTCCATGCAGTCAATGGGGAGAGCACAAGCGCTGCTTGATCTCGCGGACAAGGGTCTTGTGGACCGTGGTGCGGTTACGTTGCGTGTTCTCGAAGCAATGAACATAGACGATATCGAGGCGCTCATGCCGCAGCCTGATCCGATGCAGCAGGCTATGCAAGAGGCGCAGATGGAAATGACCATCCTTGATATCGATCTGAAGAAGGCCGAGATAACCCGGATGCTGGCGCAGGCCGAGAAAGACCAGGCAACGGCAGTCAAGGGTATTGCCGAGGCGGAAAGCGAGGAATCGGGCCGGGGAATAAACGAATACCGCACGGCCTTGGAAGGGATGAAGAATGAATTGGAAATTAGACGACAACGACTTGGAATCGTGGCGGGCAAATCCGGTAACGGAATGGATACTGGACCTGCTCCAGCAGCGGGCCAGACTATCCCGTGAAACGATCCTTGAACAATTCTGGTCGGGCGTTGAAGTCAGCCCGGCCGAACTTGCGCGCGGCCAGGAACAGGAAGAGGTGACGCGCGATCTGATGGAATCGTCCGCAGAAGACTTCAATGAAACGAAAGAGGCGCTTGATGAATACGAGCGGAATAGAGCCGGTCAATGACTACGTTCTGATCAGACCGCATGTCGCGCAACAGAAAACGGCGGGCGGTGTGTTGCTCCCGGATGAGGTACTACACAAGGATCAGAATGCACAAACTCGCGGCATTGTTGCGGCGGTTTCACCGAATGCATTCGAGGCAACTGCGATAAAACCGCAGGTTGGCGATCACGTGTACTATGCGAGATATGCCGGTGGTACGACAAAACTGCCCGGCAAGGACGGTGAAGAATATATCCTGATAAAGGATTTCGATGTGCTGGCGAGGATTGAAGATGACTGACGAAATTATCGAAGAACCGGTCGAAACTGACGTTGAACCGGTCGAAAACGAACCTGAAACTGACGAATACGCCGAAGAAGCTGTCAAGTTAGGCTGGACGCCCCCGGAAAACTGGAAGGGCGAAGGCAACCCCATGTCTGCGGAAGCGTGGATGACACGGGGGCCGGGTCTGGCGAGAAAACTGCAGGGCGAAGTTGAAACCCTGAAGGAACAACAGGCCCGCATTGCCAAGGAACATTCCGAACGGCTGGAACGGCAGGCAAAGGCGATCCGGGAAGCCGAACGGGTTCGCGCAGAACAAATGGTGAACTCGATAAAGGCAGCCCAACGTCGAGCCGTAGAGGAAGGCGACACCGAAACCTTCGAGGCGCTGGAGGCAAAGCGCAGCGAAATAAAGGTGCCGGACGAACCTGAGGAAAAGGACAACGGCATTCCCCCGGAGGAAAAGGCGGCCTTTGATTCATGGATTGTCAAGAACCCGTGGTTCAAGACGGACTATGCAATGTCCGGCGCTGCGACGGGTCTCTACAGCGAAGCCGAGGCAATGGGTATCACCACCCCGGCGGCAAAGTATGAATACGTGGACAGGAAAATGCGCGAAGAATTCCCGCACAAGTTCGACGATGCGCCGAAGAGACGGAAAACGGCGGCTGTAGAGGGCCAGGTTCTGGCTGGCGGAAAGAAAACCGGCAAAGGCTGGAATGACATTCCCAAGGAAGAACGCGACGACGCGATCCGTTTCATAATCAACAGCGAAGACCTTGGTCCCGTGTATGCAAAGGAAGCCAAGGAAAAGGGCATGACGCCCCGTGAGCTGTTTGCACAATCGTACTGGAGTGATGAATGATGCCCCGACCGAAAAATGAAGAAAACCTGACCCTGCAAGAACGCCGTGACCGCATGAAGCGTCGCGGAACCATTGGCGGTTATCGCCTCAAGTTGGGTTATCCGGAAGGATTTACGCCCGACGAAAGGTTTGTATATAGATGGGTTAACGACGCGTCAAACGGACGTATTGCGTATCTCACCAAGGAAGACGTGTGGGATTTCGTAACGCCGAAAGGCCCCGTCCGTTCCCCTGAAGGTGCGTTCAAGAAGCAGGTCGGGTCAAAGGAAAACGGCGATCCACTCTTTGCCTACTTCCTGCAGAAACCTCGTGAGTATTACGAGGAAGACAAGCAGGCCATGATGAACATGATCGATGAAACCATGAACGATTTTCGCTCTGTCCCGGAGTCCTCTACGCGAGGTCTGGGGCGGGATTCAGGCGGCTACGTTCCTTCATCGGGTATCAAGATTCAATAAAGGACTAGCCGCAGCTCCACTCACAGGAGGCTGTAATGGCTAACTCTGATAATGCGCGCGGGCTGTCGCTTGCGCGCATGGGCGGTTCTGCGGCCTATACCGGCGCAGCTAACCGCTACTATGTTCCGTCTTCGGACGGGACGGCCATTTACATCGGTGGACTTGTCAAACCGGCAGGTTCTGCGGATGCAAATGGTGTAATGTCGGTTACCGGCAACGTTTCTACCGGCGACGCCGTTCTTGGTGTTGTTGTCGGTATTGAAATGGAAACCCACGATTCCACGATCTACCGCGTGGCTTCGAGCGAACGCTACGTTTACGTGGTGGACGATCCGAATGCCGTGTTCGAGGTCCAGGATGATTCGGTCGGTGGCGCACTTGCTGCTACGGCCGTGGGTAACTCCGCCGATCTGACCGGCTTCACCAGCGGGACGACCGCGACCGGACGCTCTACGATTGAAATCGACTCTTCGACCATCACCGCTGCTGGCGATGGCACTGAAGATGTCGTGATCATCGGACTTGTGCAGCGCGAGGACAATGTAATCGGTGCCAACGGCAAATGGCTGGTTCGCTTGAACAACCATTTCTTCGTTGATGCGCAGGCAGGAGCGTAAGTCATGGCTGGTATCATTACAACTGGTGCCCATCCCAAGGCAATGTGGGAGGGCATTCACAAGTGGTATGGCATGGAATATGCCAAGCATCCGCTTGAATGCGCTCAGGTGTTCGATATTCGTGCCTCGCAGAAGAAGTACGAAGAAGTCGCCGAATCGAAAGGCTTTGGTCTTGCCGTTGTGAAAGGCGAGGGTTCCTCGGTCTCCTATGACAGCATGGCACAGGGCGATGTGACGAGATTTACACACGTTCTGTATGGCCTTGGCTACGTCGTATCGCTGGAGGAGCTTCAAGACAACTTGTACTTCGAAGTCTCGAAAACGCGTGCCGCGCGGCTTGCGTTCTCGATGCGCATCACGAAGGAAACGGTTGCGGCCAACGTTCTGAACCGAGGCTTCAATTCGTCCTATACCGGCGGCGATGGTGTTGAATTGTTCAGCACTTCACACGTTACCGACGACGGCAACCAGTCCAATCACCTGACGGTGGCGGCTGACCTGTCCGAGGCATCGCTTGAGGATATGTGTATCCAGATCAACCTTGCTACCGATACGCGCGGACTGAAAATCGCGCTTCGCGGCCGCAAGATGATCGTGCCCCCGAACCTCCAGTTCGAGGCACAGCGCATCCTCTATTCGTCGCTGCAATCGGGTACGGCGAACAACGACACGAACGCGGTTCGCGATCTCGGTGTTGTTCCCGAGGGCTTCATGGTCAACCACTACCTGACCGATACGGATGCTTGGTTCATCAAGACCGACTGTCCGGATGGCCTGATCGGCTTTCAGCGTATGCCGATGGCCTTCACCCAGGATAACGATTTCGATACGTCCAACGCGAAAGCGAAGGCTATCGAGCGTTACGTGTTCGGGTGGGGCGATTGGCGCGGTTGCTGGGGTTCGCCCGGCGCGTAAGCGTACCAGCGGGGGGCGTTCGCGCCCCTCGTTTTTCTTTTGGCAATTTTGCTGCAACCTTGGGATTTCCCATAACCGGGCCGTGAACGGTCCAAGGAGAGACTTCTATGCCTATGTCAAACTATCCCGGCGGCTTTGCAAACGCCGTCAGCATTCGCGGCGTGTCCGTCGCGGTAACTCACCCCGGCAATGTGTACTGGGTTGATTCCGGTGCCGGTTCCAACGGCAACAAGGGCACCTGGGGCCGCCCGTGGGCGACCATCGACTATGCCATCGGCCGGTGCACTGCATCGAACGGCGATATCGTGTTCGTGAAACCGGGTCATGCCGAGACGATTTCCGCCGCTGCGGGGATTGCTGCGGACGTGGCGGGTATTGCGATTATCGGTCTGGGGAAAGGCTCCCTGCGTCCGACAATCACGCTTGACACTGCGGCCACCGCTTCGATGACGATCTCGGCGGCCAACGTCACGATTTCCAACCTGCTGTTCAAGGCGAATTTTGCGGATATCACGCGGATCATCGATGTGACCGGAACCGACGCGCACATCGATGCATGTGAGTTTGTCGCAGAAGCGGTCAACATGAACTGGGTTGACGTGATCGACGCGTCCGGTGCCGACAATACCGCCGATGGCCTGACCGTCACCGGGTGCCGCGCGTTCGATCTCGATGCTGGCAATGACTCGTTCATCGAAATCACCGGCGACATTGATCGGCTGACGGTTCTGGACAACGTGGTTGTGCATGACCATGCCAACGCGACGGCCATGATCGAGCAGGCGACCGGCAAGAAGATGATCAACGTCCTTATCGAAGGCAACCGCTATTCGTCGCTGAAAACCACCGGCGATATTCTGGTTGACAACGACGTGACCACGAACAGCGGCTTTGCGTTCGGCAACTTCGCCAGTCATGCGGATACGGCGGCGGAAATTCTCATTGATGCCGACGGTCTTGGTCTCGGCGAGAACTACGGTACTGGCGTTGTGACCGCTTCCGGTTATCTGCTCCCGGCTGCGGACGCCTGATATGGGTAAGTCCGACTATTTCCTTGCGGGCGCGTGGAATGCCGAATGTGACAGGTGCGGCTTCAAGTACAAGTCGCCACAACTTCGCAAGGAATGGACGGGCCTCATGGTATGTTTCGGGCCGGGAACCAATCACTGCTGGGAGCCGAGGAATACTCAGGATTTCGTAAAGGGAATCGCTGATCGGCAGGCAACTGAATGGAACCGGCCCGAATCCACGGACAAGTTTCTGACAACCAACGAAGCAAGCGCGGATGATCTCTGATGGCGGTGACAGGCACGACAACCTACCGAACGCTTATCCAAGATGCGTTGCTTGATATCGAAGCAGCGACCCTTGGGCAGACGCCCACTGCGGCGGAAGCGGAACTGTGCCTGCGCCATCTCAACAGGCTTGTGAAATCATGGCAGCTCGAAGAGGGGCCGCTTGATTTCCTTGTGACCTCGCAATCGGTGACGGCAACCACGGGCACGAACGTAACGCTCAGCCCTGTCCGTCCTTTGAGAATACTGAATGCGCGGCTAAAACAATCGTCGGGCATTGAAATCCCGATGTTCCGCATGACGCGGCAGGAATACGACGAACTGCCGCAGAAGACTTCCACGGGCACGCCGACGAACTTCTACTACGACCGCCAGAAAGAAAGTGCATTGTTCTATGTCTGGCCGGTGTTCGCGTCGGTCACGACGGAGACCTACGAAATCACCTATGAGCGGGAATGGGAGGATATAACCAATCTCGATGCAACCGCGGACTTCCCGGCGGAATGGTGGAATGCGCTGGTGCTGAATATCGGCGCGAGAGTGGCCCACACGTTCGGTTCAGCGGAAAGACGGCCGACCATACGTGCGGAAGCCTATGATGCCCTCCAGCGGGCGCTGGGCGGCTCTGTGACGGAATCGGTGTACTTCATGGCAGGCCGCAATGGCTAAGCTCACGTTCTTTGCCCAATCGGCCAAGGATGTAGCCAATGAGCAGGCGTCCGGGGAGCGGTTACTGAATTGCTATCCGGAACAGGTAGCGGCAGGCGGAAGAACGGCGTTCGCCCTTCGTTCCGTTCTGGGGCAGGCGACGTTCGCCACGACAGGTGCCGTTCTGGTTCGCGCAATGGCATCGGTGAACAATCAGTTATATGCGGTTGTCGGCGGGTCGTTGTATCACATCGACAAGAACGCGGTTGTAACCAGTCTGGGAACCATTGCCGACGATGTGGAAACGACGATTTCCGGAAACGGAACAAACGTAACGGTCTGTGCAGGCGGAAACTATTACGTGTATGACGGGGCATCGGTAACGACACCGGGTTCCGGGCGATTTTCCTCCGAAGGCACTGTCGGGTTCATCGATCAGTACACGATAATCACCGAGAAATCCGGCAATGAATTCGAATGGACAACGGTGGCCATTCCGGGAACGCGGAATGCGGCCAACTTTGCCACGAATGAAGGCGACAACGACAATATCCTGCGGGTTCATGCGGATGGCCCCGTGCTTATCTTCATGGGCGAAAAATCCATCGAGATGTGGCAGAATACCGGGGCGTCAAACGAAAACGCCTTCGCCCGGCTTCCCGGAGGGGTGATAAACCAGGGGTGCCTCGGGGTTAACCTGAGCACGAAACTGGATTCGGGCGTGTTTTTCGTCGGAGACGACAAGGCCTGCTATATTTTCCGGGGTGCGGGGCTTGAAACGGTCTCCGGACCGGGTGTTGTCTCGGCAATCATCGCGGAAACCCCGACGCACGTGTTTTACTACGAAGATCGGGGCCACAAATTCGCCTGCGTGCGCTTCGATTCCCGCCCGGCATGGTGCTACGACCTTACGACAGGTGCATGGCACGAAAGAGGTACCGGAACGGGGGCTTGGGAAGTCGTTGCGACGGTAAACGTCTACGGGCAATGGTACTGCGGGCTGAATACCGGGCAAATCTACGAAATGTCTCGCACGAATACCGATATTTCGCAGGCTCTGCAGAGAAAAATGGTCTCAAGATCGATCTACATGGCGGGAGATCAATTTTCGGTGTCCGAACTTGAATGCCTGGCACGTGTCGGGCGGTCAAATCTGGGCAGCGATGCGACGGTGACCCTCAGAACGTCCCGGAATAACGGCGAAACATGGGGCGCGCAGATAACCCAGAGCCTTGGCGATCAGGGTGACTACGATACAAGGGCGGTTTTCCGCGCCCTGGGGTCATATCGCAGCTTCACGGCGGAACTTTCCACCGCAGATGCAGCGGATATCACCTTTTACAGCGATGCAAACGTGAGGCTGACATGATTCCGCCGGTAAACGGGTTTGAGCCCTTTGTTGACGCGCAAGGAAGGCTGACACTCGCGGGTCAAAGGTTGTTGCAGGCGATTACCGAGGTCAAACGAGGCTGGACAGCGCCAACGGGAACGGCGTTGCGAACGACTTTCGACACATCGACGGTAACGACGGAACAACTGGCGCAGCGTGTGAAAGCACTGATTGACGATCTGACAAACAAGGATGTGATAGGACCATGAGTATTCTCGGCGCTGTTCTGGGCATTGGTAGCGCGCTTTTCGGTGCATCTTCTGCGAATAAGGCAGCGGGGGCGCAATCTCGCGCGGCAAGACGCCAGAACAAACTGGCAACGCGGATTTACGACGAAACAACGGACCGTTTCAAGCCGTACCTTGAGTCCGGCGGTAATGCTCTTGCCGCGTTTCGTTACGAGATGGGTCTGGGTGAGAAACCGCAGGGCTATGGGGGCTACGAGGTGACGCCACAGGCCCGTTACGCCCTTGAGGCAGGCAGGGATACCATAGAGGCCGGAGCGGCCTCACGCGGCGGCCTGTACAGCGGGGCGACCGCTACAGCGCTTGAGCGATACCGGCAGAATATCGTTCTGGGAGATCGGGACAACTACCTGAACAAACTCTATCGCATGTCTACGGCCGGACAGGCGGCGGCGGGCCAACAGGCAGCGGCCGGGCAGAATTTCGTTGCACAGGGATCGAACGCGCTTGCCAATATCGGCAATGCACAAGCTGCAGGTGCGATAGGGGTGAATAACGCACTTCAGGCGGGTGTGAACAACTATTTCCAATACCAGGGATTCAACAACAACCTGTCCAATCTCTACAGGCAACAAGCGGCCTATGGCCCGCCTAATTGGACAAATGCAATGTCAGGTACGGGATTACGCTGATGCCGATCAACCCCATGATTCCACTTGCCGGGAATGTCGCAAACCCGATGCAATCCTATGCGAAGGGGCTGAATGCGGCACAGGCGGAAAACCAGATACGCAAACAGAACGCCCTTGACAGGCTTCTGCAGCAATCCGGCGCGCAGATAGCACAGGGCGATCCGAATGCACTCGGCAAACTGGCGCAGTTCGATCCCACGGCGGCTATCGGTATTGAGAAAACCCGTGCGGACATGAAAATGCAGCAGGAACGCTTGCAAATGGCCCGTGCGTCGGCGGCAAGAGCGGCAAGAGCGGAAGCGGCCCGCATGACCGCTGCCGAAAGGGAAGCGGAAGCGGCCAAGATGAAGGAGTACGCACTGTTTCTCAGCGGAGTTACCGACGAAGAAACCTTGCAGGCATTTGCTGGTGCGCATGAGGATTTGGTTGCGGAACTGGCAAAAAATGGCATTCCCCTGACGCTCGATAATATCCCCGGTATTCTGACGATGTTCGCGGGGGCGCAGGACGGTTTGAAACTGCGGGAAGCGAGGCAACCGGAACCGCCGCCCGAACAATACCGTCAACTAACGCCGGAAGAAGTGAAGAGCATTCCGGGTCTGGACCCGTCCAAGGCGTACCAGGTAGACCCGAAAGGCAAGATCACAGTCATCGGCGGTTCGTCTCAGGTGACAGTGAATACCGGGGATCAGGGTCCCAGGACAGGTCCAATACCGTCCGGGTATGCGTTTGTTGAAGACCCGAATTCCCCGGCTGGTGGACGCATGGAGATAGTACCGGGTGGCCCTGCGGATACCAAGGCGAAAGAAGCCGAAGCCAAAACCGCTGCGGGCGAAGAAGTCACTCGGCGCGGCGCGCAGAACGTGTACGAAGATACGTCGCGCGCTATAAACATGATCAAGAAGCATCCGAATCTTGCAACCGGTACAGTAGCGTTTGCAACGCGCGGAATTCCGGGAATGCCTGCATTTGATGTGCAGAAAATGGTTGATTCCATTCGTGCGAATATCGGCATTGACGCCTTGTTGAAAATCAAGGCATCGGGAGCTGGGCTTGGGCAGGTTCCGCAAAGGCAATTGGAAATGCTCGCCAACACTTTGGGTAATCTGGATACGGTACAGGACCCGAAAATCGTGTTGTTCAACCTGAATCGTGTTCGGGATATTTACAAGGATATCGTCAAGGCGAATGGTGGCGATCCGGCTGTTGAATACGCCGACAAGATTCGGGAATACGGGCAGGGAATGACCCCTCCGCCTCAAGGTCCGGCTACGCCAACCCCGCCAACGGGAATTCAGGGGGAAGTAGCAACTGATCAGGGTCCGGGTGCCGAAATGCCGCCGACATTCGGTGAAAGCCCGGATGCCAAGGCAACGGCTGACGAAATGGGAATCAGCATCGAAGAACTATGGCAGAAAATGGACCCTGAAACGAGGGCATTATGGGCGAACTGACCATCGAGCAAAAGCGCCGCTTGGCGCTGGCCGCCATGAAGGCCCGCAACAAGCCCAGTGCGCAGCCCACACCTCCGCCGGAAATGGTTTTCGATCCTCGCCGGCAGCAATATGTCGATACGGCAGCAGCGGCGGAGCGCATGGGGTCGGCACAGGGTGCCGTTGCAACATATCTTCAGGCCACGCCGTTCGTCGGAGAGTACGTTGACGAAGCAATGGGGAAACTTCGCCATGCGCAAACCGGGGAACCTCCCGAAATAGCGGCTGGGATAATGCAGCAGTCCCGCCAGCAATTCCGCGAGGATTATCCCAAAACGGCAACCGGTGTTGAAGTGGGCAGCGCGGTTATCGGGTCCCTACCGGCTATTGCTGCGGCAGGTCCGGCTATATCTGCACGGGCACCGGCGTCTGTGGCCGGGCAGGGCTTATATTACGGCGCAATTGGCGCTGGGGCCGGTGGCGTGGAAGGCACGGTATCGGGATATGGAGAATCAGGAATACAGGGTGCGATTAGCCGAGGTAGGGTGGGCGGTGCTATCGGTGGAGTGTTGGGTACAGCAGCCCCGATGGTTTCGGCCGGAATAAACCGCCTTGTGAAAAGCGTCCTGGACAAGCCGACAAAGGAAGCGGCAAAGGAGTTAGGCGTTTCCGAAGATGTGATCAAGTTACTTCGGCAATCAACAGAAGGCGAAGATTTGGCCGGAATGGTTGGTTCCATATCGCAGGCCGGACCGCGTGCAATGCCGGTCGATGCCAGCCAGGAATTGGCGTCCCTTCTTGATACGGCCATTCAGAAGACCGGCGGGCGGAGTGCGCAAAAGGCCGTGTCCGAACGTGCTGCCGCAGCGAATGCGGATTTGACTGCGGTCATGGACGATATATTCGGTGCACCGGCTGGCAAGGAAACGGCAAAGGCTGGGGTAAGAAGCGGAACGGCACAGGCGCGCCGGGAAGTCTACGATGCTGCGTATTCACAGCCGATAGATTATGCCAGCGAAGCGGGACAAAGCATAGAAGCCATGATGCGCCGCATTCCTGAGGATGTTCTTCGCAAGGCAAACCGGTTGATGAAGGTCAAGGGCGAGAAATCCAGCCAGATTCTGTTTGATGTAGCGGACGACGGCACGGTTACCATGTCGGAACTTCCCGATGTGCGCCAACTGGATTATATCACTCGCGCACTTCAGGATACCGCGAAAACCAACGAAGGTGCCGGGGCATTGGGAGGACAGACAGCCATAGGGCAGGCGTACAAGACCCTCGCGCGCGAAATACGCCTTAAACTCAGGACGGCGGTACCGGAATATGGACAGGCCCTTGATACTGCGTCGGATGCCATTGGCCGGGTCGATGCTATCGAAACCGGCTATTCCATGTTGCGGCCAAATGTCAGACGGGAGGCAATCAGGGAATCGCTGAAAGGCGCTTCCAAGGCGGAACGCCGCGAGATGATGGGAGGAGTCCGGTCATATATCGAGGATACGCTTGCGAATGTGAAGCGTACTATCACCGATCCGAATATCGATGCGCGGGAAGCCATGAAAGCGGTCAAGGACATGTCCAGCCGCGCCAGTCGAGACAAGTTGAAAATGCTTCTTGGCAAAGAGCGTGCAACGCGTCTGTTTGATCAGATAGACGAAGCCGCTGTTGCTCTCAACCTGCGGGCAAGCGTCGTGGAGAACTCCAAGACATTCACTCGGCAGCAGGTTGAAAAAGGCGTTGAAGCGGCTACCAGCGACACGGTTCTCAGTAAAATTCTCCGCATGGAACCGTTGAGTGCAAAGAAACGGCTGACCGAGCTTATGACCAACACCACGCCTGAAGCCATAGAGGCTCGCAAGCGTGGTATATACAAGGAATTGTCGGAGGTTCTTACGCGCATCGGAACCGCAAAGGCACTTCGCGTTGTTCGCATGATTGCGAGAACCAATGCTGCAGAACCAATGACGGACGCCAAGGCCCGGATAATCACTCGCGCGTTGACGGAGCTTCCGACCGTTGCCTTGCATCAAACAACGACCCGATCCCTAACCAGATGAATGTGTGCGATATGGCTACGGTTGCAAAACCCATATGCCATGCGCGACCAGGGTATGCAGAAACCACGCATAGGACAGGAAGAACACCGGCACGCTCAGTAGCGCCAGGATGGCTATGGGGCGGCGCAGACGGCTGGCAAGGCGGTCAAGAATGTGATGTTTCATCGGCCAAAGATAACCACTTTCGACGGGAATTCAAATGGACCCTAACGACTGGTTCGAAAACACCCGCGCCCCGGCAACCGATATCCCGGAATAGGAAAACAACATGGCAGACATAGCACTGCGCCCAGTATGGCAGGCGCTCGACAGTAGCGGTAACCCCGTTGCAGGGGCCAAGGCCTATTTCTACGACACGGGCACGACCAACCTTCAGACGGTGTATACGGATACCGGATTGGCAACGCCGCATTCATCCCCGGTCGTGGCGGACAGCGGCGGCGTGTTTGCAGCGGTCTATTCTGCGGGCACTACGGCGCTGAAAATCAAGGTAACGGATGCATCCGATGTGACCTTGTACACGGTAGACCCGGCACCTACTGTTCCGACTGCCGCTTCAGCAGCAACGGCGGTGTCGTTTTCCCCGACCGCCAGACTTCCGCAAACCGATGTTCAGGCCGCAATAGTGGCGGAAGATGTGTACATGCTGGCAGCAGAAACGGCGCATGACAATGCGACAAAGCCGGTCCTGACTGGAGGTTCTTCGGCGGCCTTTACCTACGTCGCGCCGACTACGATAACCGCTTATGAGGATGGGCAGGAATTCAGCCCACTATTTCATACGGCAACGGCATCCGGAGCGACATTCAATGTCGATGGTGTTGGCGCAAAGGCGATCAAGTACTGGTCCACGGCTGGAGTGCTTACTGCCATTGCATCCGGCGGTATTCAGCAAGGCACGGTTGCCAAGTTGACCTATAGTGCGTCAAATTCGGCATTTGTCGTAACAACCGGCGTTGTTGCAATTGTCGGCGGGTCAGTCGGCATCGTCAAGGTGCTCGATGAAGACACCATGTCATCGAATAGCGCCACATGGCCGCCGTCGCAGCAATCGACAAAGGCTTATGTGGACGGCAAGGCATCCCTGCAGTTCATTTCGTCGCAGGACGCAAGCGCCTCGGCCACGCTGGACTTCACCGGTTTCGATGCGACAACCTACGATTCCTACCTCTTTGAATTCGCCAACCTGATTCCGGCGACCGACACAGATGCATTGTGGATCAGGACCAGCACAGATGGCGGGTCCACGTATGATTCCGGTGCCAGTGATTATGCATACGGATACACGGGCCGCAAAAACGGGGCCAGCGTCAACGGGATTAGTGCCGCAGCGACCTCGGTGGTTCTCACGCCCGCTGTCGGTTCGGCGGCCGGCGAAGAAGGCGTCAGCGGCAAGATGCACCTTCACCACCCGCACCTGACGAAAAAAACCATGATGACCGGCGAGGCCGTCCTGTTCGATTCCGCTGGCGGCCTCAACATTCTCCAATGTTCCGGCATTCGCCTTTCCAGTGCCGATGTGGACGCGCTGCGGTTCATGTTCAGTACCGGGAATATCGCGAGCGGCACCATAACGATGTATGGCCTGAGGAATTCATAATGGCTAAACTGGTCGATGCGCTGTTTGATTTCTGGAATGACGATGAAGGCTGGTTCGGCATTCGGATTGGCCTCGGTGAAAAACGATCCGGACCACTTTCGGCGTATTTCACATCGTCCGGGGTAGCACCGCAACTGGTTCTGGACTACGAAAACCAGATTTACTCCAACGACGGCACGTCCATTACCGATTTTGCAAGCGTGCATACAGTTGGCACCACCGGCCCCACTACGGTTGTTGATTCCGATGGGAAATTGAAGTGGGCGCCTCACAACATAGTGGTAGCGCCCAAAGACCTGTCGGATGCGGCTTACACGAAAAAGAATTGCACGATCTCGACGGACGCTGCCGTTGCGCCCGATGGGACGACCACAGCGGACAAGATTATCGAGGCAAGCGATGTGGGGCAAGCGCACCACGTCCGACAAAATGTCACGACAGTAACAGGAGTACAGTATAGCAGAGGAGTATTTTTGAAGGCGGCCGAGAGAACTGCGGCACGAGTCCTGTTCTATCAGTCGTCGTCGCCGTTTACGGCCATAGGTACTGTGACTGTCGACCTGACGGACGGATCAATATTGTCCGGATCAGGCACTATTGTATCTCATGGAAATGGCTGGTACGAGATATTTCCCGATGCTGGGAACGCGTTAACCACCACGACGACGTTTCGCATCGATACGGCGATAGGGACTTCCACTGCGTATAACGGTGACGGGTCATCCGGTATATACGTGTGGTTCAATGCGTTCTACCGTTCAGACCTTGGCGGGATGCAGGACAATGATGGCACATTTTCGAAATTCAACGATGGTGGCTCAAGCGCATACTATGCCCCCGGCATCGATCACGATCCGAATACCAACGCGCCAATTGGTATCTGGGCCGGTGAAGCGAGAACGAACCTTGAGCCGGATTCAAACGACTTCACGGCATGGACAAACACCTACAATGGCGGCGTGACGCTGACCGCCAGTCAGGCAACCGGGCCGGATGGCAATACATCCCTCCACAAACTTGCGCGCGTCGATGCGAATAATGACGGCATGGACGATACGCTAAGTCCTTCGGCGTCCACGACCTACACATTCAGCGCATTCTGGACCGCAGGCACGGCCGCGCAGTCTTCGATGCTGGTCTATGACGACAATGCGGCCGCGACATTGGCGGAAATCAAGTTCGATTGGTCAGCGGGCGTTCCGTCCACGGCATCGTCAACAGGCGCGTCCAATATCGTCTACGATGATTGGGGAAGCGGTCTTTACCGGATCAGCTTCAATTTCACAACAGCAGGTGTGGTAACGACGCACAAGTTCATTCTTCTGCCGGAAACCAACGGCTCCGGGACCGAATATGCCTATGCCGGGTTTACCCAGATCGAAGCAAATTCAAAAGTTAGCCCGTATACACCTACATCCGGTGGTACGGTCACGCGGCCGAAAATGCTGCTTTCGCTGTTGACAAGTTCCTTCAGTTTCTCGGCGACCGAAGGAGCCATAGTGATCAAGTATCATATTCCCACGGTTGAAGATACGAGTTCGCCGCGATTGTGGTCTCTTGATGACGGCACGGTGAATGAAACCATCCGTACTTATACGATTCCATCTTCAATGAAAAACGCCGGTGTGATAGTTGATGGAGGGTCTTCAGTAGGGTTTGTGCGGCCAACAAATACCATGTCCTACGATGCGGATACCAAATTCTCGTTCGGTTGGAAACTCAACGATCTGGCAGCATCACTGAACGGCGGAACGGAAGCGACAGATACATCGTCCACCATCGCCACGGTTACGACTCTTAATATAGGAACGAGTTACAACCAGGGGGAATACCTGAACGGTTGGATAAAGCACATCGTCTATTACTCAGACAGATTGGCAGCGTAATGGATATCATCCTACAGGCACCGAATATCGCGGCGATCCGCAACTTTGCTTTTCTTCACGGCCTCACGGTAGGCAGCAAGGAACGTGAAGGTGTGGAATTCTCGCTATGGGGTGGAACGGGCAAGTTCCTGACGGCAGCTAATCCGCCGACATTTGCGCCCGGCGTGGTTGTCCTGGTCCGGTTTTTCGGTGGGTTTCTCAGAGAAAACAGACTGCGCCCACTGGATACGGACCCGGGCCGCAACGAACAGTGGAGCAGGCACAAACTGCTCCGCCGCATGAAACAAAACGGAACCACGGGAACGACCGGCGGTATTCCGTGGATTCAACTCGACGGAGTGAGATTGTACCGGCCATCCGATGTCGAGGCATTCATTGTTGCAAACAACCTGCCGAGACATTTGTGGTCAAACGGCAATTCGTACTTGGCATGACACATGGCAAACCTTGATCTCATAAGACTGGCTGCACCGGACGGGTGGGAAACAATAGAGGTCGGGGTTGACCCGTACCTTACGTCGCCTGTGTACGTGGGGAATACGGTTGCGACTTACTTGGGAAACGGGAACTATGTCTCGACGCAAACGGATTTCACCTATACTACGACATATTTTCTCGACGGTGTAGAGGTCGCATCGAATTACACCCTGCTTGCCGGAGATGTGGGGAAAATACTGTCAGCCAGACAAGTAGCAGTCAATCCGCCGGGTGGAACGGTGACCGTCGATACTCTTGGCGAAGAAGTCACGGTCGCGGCCAACAGTGCTCCGGCAGGGGCCAACAAGACGCTGACATATACCGTACCTCCGCCTGCAGCGTCCGCCCCGACGCTTTCATCGCCAACCGGCGCGAAGAATGGAGCTGCCGCATATACCGGCACGGTAGCGACCGACACCACATCCGGAACGCTTTACTGGACTGTTACCACATCAGCGACACCACCGAGCGCGGCCACAATCAAGGCCGATCAAAGCGCAATAGTATCGGCATCTCCGGTAAGCGTAAGCGGTGTTGGGCTGTCAGCCTCAACGACATATTACATTCACTATGTCCAAAATGCATCCGGGCTTGATTCCAATGTTGTATCTTCGACCAGTTTCACGACCGATGCAGCAAGCGGCATTTCCTTCATCGGCAGCAACACGATCTATCTTACGTCCGCGAATGGAACAAGCTACAGCCCGCCGAG